GTCAGCATGAGCTAATGGATTAAATGTTGAATAGGTTTTGCTAGGTGTGTTAGTCGATTGATTAGCTGATGCCATATTAGTAGCAGTAAAGTCTTTATTATTATCACTAATATCATTACCAAGATCAGAAGAATTAGCAAAATCTAAACAAGCACTATTTCCACCAGCAGTAGTTGCTAATGCAGCAATTTCACTATTTTTCTTTGGTATAAACTGCGAACCGTTAGTTCCCATCGTAAACGTATCTAGGAAATCACTAACTGCAAAATCACCAGCTTGAATAGATTTACCTTCTAAATAGCATACTTGTCCATAGTACCCTTTGTAAAAATAGCCTAAAGATGGATGGGTATTTCTACCAAATCTTAGATCAGCATTTCCAGTTAAAGAACCTCTTACATCTTGGTTATCTGGAACTGCTGTGAGAGAACCTGTTTGCAATTCACCATTAACATATAATTGTATGCGAGATGTAGTAGGTAAAACTGAAGTATTTGAGTTAAATGTGAAAAGCAGGTGATACCAACCTGTGTCTCTGAATACTCTAGTTGTTGTAATTCCTCCACCACTACTGCCACCAGTTGCAACAGAAAACCCAATTGTGTTATTAGCATTAAAAGTGCATTGCGTCATATCATTAAAAGATGCAATACCCGTTGCATTGCCAAGAATAAATAATTGTTGCGCTCTTCCTAACTCACAAAGATTTACCCACATTGAGATAATAAATTCTTTTTGACCATCTGATGATAAAGTAAATCCTGTACGGTTGATGTCTTCATCAGAGCCGTTTAACCACACTGAATTACCAATCAGAGTTGTGTCAAATGTAGCTTGTCCACCACCTTGACCACCTGAACCTAAAAGAAGACTATTATTAAATACCATCTATGAATACGCCTTTGTTAACACTGCATGAACATCTGTAGATGTATGCACTATATAATCAATTCTATCAACTGCTGCTGCATCTGTTGTTAATGTAGGTGCTTCTCCAGCAGGAAAGTCCCAAGAAGTTCCATAGGCAAGCGTTCTTGATCCTGTGCCATCTTGTACAACAAATATACTACCAACTTGTCCTGCCACACAGTTAGCTGGATTTCCTAATGTTCTATTACCTGCAAGTGTAATTGCAAAGTTCTGTCCTGTATTAAAATTAACTGCAATACTTGCTGCATCTGTAAGACTTACAATATCTGCTACAGCAGCAGTACCAATACGAATGTCTTTTCCTAGAAGTGCATCCACTCCAATAGCAATTGCACTTACATAAAAATCTGTACCACTTACTATACCAGTTAACGCACCACCTGCAAGAGGTAAACGTGTACCTATACTTGTTGCCATTGTTGCAGATAAATCAGTTACAACAGTGTTAATACTTGTTATGGCATCAAGGTTTGTTTTTGTTAGTGCTGATACTGCGACTGCTAAATTATTAACACTTGTAATTATCGTTCTGCTATTATTAATACTAGTAGCAAAAGTAGAAGATAAGTTAGTAACTACTGTATTAATACTAGTTACAGCATCAAGATTTGTTTTTGTTAGTGTGGATACTGCCGCTACCACTGTATTAATACTAGTAACTGCTGCTGTATTTACACTTGTTAAAACTGATACTGCAGCAATATTAGTATTACTATTTCCAATACTAGTGGCTAAAGCTGAAGATACAGTAGCAAGTTCTGCGCTTGTAGCAAAGTTACCACCATCTCCAATAATAGTATTAATGCTAGTAATAGCTGCTTTATTAACAGATGTAAGAGCAGAAACTCCTGCAACAACAGTGTTGATACTAGTTATAGAATCAAGATTTGTTTTTGTTAACGCAGATACTGCTGCTACTACTGTGTTAATACTTGTTGCTGCTGCTGCGTTAACAGATGTAAGAACAGATACATTTGCAACAACAGTGTTAATGCTTGTAATAGCATCAAGATTTGTTTTTGTAAGTGCAGAGACTGCAGCAACTTCAGTTACTGTCGCAGCAGAAACTCCTGCAATAAGTAATTCATCCGAGTCAATATTAGTTGCGCTAAGAATGCCAAATACAGCAGAACCAGTTGCAACAAATGCAGTGCTAACAGAAACTGTACCAAAGTTCTGATTTGCTGAAACTGCTACAACACCACTAACAGGAATAGAACTAGATACAGCACCTCCTACTGTCATTCTAATTCCAGTACCAGCATCAATCTGCTTCATTGTTCCACCTTCAGCAGAAGGAACATTAGTAAGTCCTGAACCATCTCCAACAAAGAAAGCTGCACTTACAATATTGTTAAATGTAGCTACTGAAGCAGAAACTTTAGTTGCATTTATTGTACCTGTTACACTTAGTGCAGCAGGAGTAAATTCACCATCAATTTTTAAATTACCACCAACTGAAACATTAGAACTAAAATCACCTGTAGTTCCTGCAAATGTTCCACCAGTAAATGTTGTGCCTGTAAAACCTGAAACACTAATACTACTTGCCGCACCTATACTAACAACTTGTCCTACTGTATTTATTTCAAAGTTTGTATTAGCACCAGCATAACTTCCCGATGTTGCACCTGATGGATTTAAAGCAATTGTTGGATTGCCTTCAGTACCATCTGCATTTGTAATAGAAACACCTGTGCCAGCAGTAAGTGTTCTACCATTTACATTACCAGCACTTACAGCAACTATACCTGTAACACCATTAAGATTAGTAATTGCATTTAATGCAGATGCATCAGCAGTAATATTTACACCATTAAGAGCAAGTGTTCCGTTAATATTAACTGTTGAATTAGAAAGTTGTAAAGAAGAATTATCACCCTTGCCATCTTGTACTGTTTGAAGAGAAGAAGTTAATCCATCATTATTAGTGCCTATTTGTAATAGTTGTTTATAACTATTAGCTATCTGTTTACCTGTAAGTGTTGCCATTATACCATATTCCAATCAGTGTCATAATTTTCCCAATTATTGGTTGCATCTTCCCAAGCAACATTTCTATCATTATTTAATGGTGGACGAGGATTACGAATACTTTCATCATCACGTACATTAGCAGTTCTATTTTGTGGATGATTCTTTAAATCATATGCACCATCATAATCTGTAGGACATACCAACATACCATAACTATTCATTTTCATTACCCTATGAGGGTAAACAAAACCACAAATATCACAGACTGCCTTTACTCTTTTATTGCTTGCCATAATTATACTTTATTTAAACGTGGTAGAAAATAGGCACTTGCTCTTTCTCTGTCTTCGTGCATCGCTCTTGCAAGACGTTCTTCATATTCTAATTTAAGAAATTGAATACGTGAGCCGTCTACACCGGGTCGTTTCATTGACATGAAGTATGATAAACCTGCTGTAAGGCAGGGAAGAAAACGTCTCGAAACATCAGCAATTTGTACAGCAGATTTATTAACATCTTCAGTATATTTTATCTGTTCTAATTTAAGAGTATCTGTTGTATTTTCTGGTACAGGCCAGAGGTGAAGAGTAGGATTAGCGCGATCACGGCGAATAGCATACTGTGTAGGTCTTCCTTTTTGACCTTTGCGAGGTATCTTGAGATACTCTTCCATACTAATTCTTTCAAGTTGTAAATCAATATCATCTCTATTTAATACTGCCTCTGTAATGTCTATTGTGCTAGAAGTAAGAGCATAAGCTGTAACACTAGTAGAAACTGAAACTACTGTTGTACCAGCAGTCCATAAAAGAATGCCACGATTTTGCCAATCTTGTAAAAGAAGATTAATTGAACGACGAGCAGACTTAGGTTCATGTCCTAGTGTCTGCTCACCACCAATCATTTCCATTGCTTCTTGAATAACTTCATCAATATCCATTGAGAAGTTATATGTGCCACTGGTACTCATTAGAGTTATCCTTAGTCGTTATACTCTACAATTTTACCCGGTTCGTAATCCACAACAACATCTTGTTCTTTAGCTTTAATTTGTGGACCTTTACGAGCAGCACCATAACCTTGTCCAGTAGGACGGCCTGTCATCTTAACAAGGTCTTCCTCTGTACGTGGATTTTTAATCCAGTTATACGTATACTCTTTTATTGCCATTTCTTTTTCTCCTTTTAGATTTACTTTTACACACCTTTCGTTTAGGTGCTTTAGTAATCTGCTTTCCTACACTTGCTCTTGTTATTGCCATTATTAAGCAAAAAGATTATTATGGCCGGGAATAGAACCTTTTTTAGATTTGCCTTTTGATTTTTTAGAGCCAGTACCCATAGCCATTTTTTGCTGCTCAGTAACAGCACCACCCTTTGACATATATTTGGTGTTTTTCATTGCACCACCTTTTGACATATATTTAGTCTTCTTCATTCTCCGTCTCCTCGTCTTGGTATAAGTTATTAAAAGTTAAATAAGGATTCATATAACTATCGTGTATTTCTGCAGAATGAATATACTGACTAGGTGCAAAATCTGGTGCGCCTTCTCCAGTAACCCATAGTGCAGGATTAGTAACTCTTACTCTATTGTTAGGTAATGCAACAATATTACCTGTATACTTTCCTGCATCAACAAGTTCAATTACATGAGACTGCTTATGTTGTGCAGGATCATCTGATATTGAACTATCTGTATAATCTACGGTAAACATATATTTACCAGTATAAAACACATTGTCTATTTTACACAACCACGGACTTGAAGAAACTCTGTCCATTACTATTACTGCATGATTACGTGAAGAACAATCCCAAGGTTGAACTAAATGTGTTGGCATTTGTTCAGGCCATTGTTCTAGTCTAGTATCTGCAATTAATGCAGCAATAGGCATTCTTGCCCACATTGCTCCACCATGTATATTTTCTTCTTCGTCACATCCAGTAAATACAATATTAAAACTTAATGATCTATCTGGTATTGTATTAACTGCTATTGCTAAAGCGTGTAGATATTCTCCTTCGTAAGCTATGTGATTATGTGTAAACTCTTTTCGTACCCAACATTTAAAATGTGGTATATTAGAACTTAAATATGTCATGCTTTCCTTTTTTTATTTTTATTATTATGATTTGTTTTTAAATTTTTTTTAGCACTTTTTTTTATGTACTTATCAACTACTTTGGCTTGTCTCTTATGTAATTTAGACGCTTTTATCAAACCTTTTTTAACTTTTTTTAAATCTTTAGCCATTTAACATTTCCACCTTTTTCGTGCTTGTCGTAATCTTGAGTTAGGATTTTTAGCAGCTTTAGGAAACTTCTTCATTTGTCCTGCGCTACGTGCACAGTAGCTTTTACGTCTTGCTGCTCTTTTACCAGTAGGTTTAGATTCAGTTACAGCAGTTTTAAGTTTACTGCCGGGATTTTCTCTACGATATTTTGCCACACCTTTAGCTGTCATACCAGCACCTTTTTTAGTAGGACGCTTATGACCACCACCAATTGTATGACCCTTCATACCTTTACCAGTAGACTTACGTTTTTTCTTTTTACGTTCTGCCATAACTATGCTCTTTTAGTTTTACGTTTTCTAGTGTTAGTTTTAAATGTACGAACCATTGTAGGTTTACCACCAACTCCTTGTGCCTTTGCTCTTTTACGTTTTACTGCAGATGATTTTTGACCTGCTGTCATACGTTTTGCTTTTGCAAGAGGCACACACTTAGGATATTTACGTTTACTTTTTTTAGCAGACTTTCTGCCACAAGGTTGATACTTACCGTCTTTCTTAGGTGCACCAATATCTACCCACTTCTCATCTACCCATTTACGTAAACCACCACCTGTTTTTGCACGTACAACTTTTCTTTTTTTAGTGGTAGATTTTTTAGCAGTTTTTTTTCTACCACCCGGTTTTACTTTGCCACTACAAACAGCAGAAGCATACATATTTGCATAAGCTGAAGGATATACATCAAACTTACGTTTTGCTGCTGCTTTTCCTCTTGGACAAAGTTTAGCCATATTAAAATCCTCTTAGTGCCTTACCTGAACCACGCCCAGAAAATCCTTTACGTCTTTTCTTTGCAAGTTTTTTAAGTGAACCACCTTCTTTTGCACCATCATGGGTATTAAAAAATTTTTCATACCCTTCATCTGTAGCATATTTAATATCATATTTTCTAGAAAAATCTCCTAAACCAGTGCCTTTTTTACCATAGTTTTTAAAATATTTATCTTCTTCTAACTTTTTATTTTTATTAGAAGGTTTAGAATCTTTGATATAAGTATCATCTGCTAAATCTACATTAGGTTTTGGTTTAGGTTTTGGTTTAGGTTTTACATATCCTGTAGCAGGAGTTTGTCCTGAACCAACTACTTTTCTTTTCTTTTTGTCTTTCTTATTTAAAGCAGCTAAACCAGTTATACCAGCGATTGTACCAGTTCCTGTCACTACTGGTTTAACAATATTTTTTGGCTTGGTTGATTGTTTAGGTGTTTTTGGCGTAACTGGTTGTTTAGGTTTTTCAGGTTTTTCTGCTTTCTTCTCTTGTCTTTGTTGTTTTCGATTTAACTCTTTAAGTCTTGCTGCTTCTTGTCGTGGTGTTAGTTTTGTACGCGCACCACTAGCTGCTTTTTCTTGTTTTTCTGCACGCCTTAAAGTTTGAATAGCACTTTCACCTTTAGATTGTTTATCTAATTTTTGTGCACGATTTAAATTTTGTAAATTTTTTCGTTCAGTGCCTTGTCGTGATAATTTTTCTACTTGACTTTTAGTAGCTTTAGGAATTTTATCTCCTGCTTTTTTTATTGCTGTTTGAGTTGCTTTTTTAGCTAGTCCACTTTTTGTAAGTGCACGTGCAACAGTAGGGGCAACCATGCGAACAATATTTGCTCCTGCAATTATAATTGGAACTAGAGGTGCTGGCATTTTAAAAATCCTTTTCTATTAATTAGCATTTGGCACTAAGTTATCATCTGCACCTGCAGGACTTGCAGGAGTTTGCATATCATCACGCCTTGTTCTACGTGCCTGATTACGCTGCAGTTCAAGAACTTGTGCGTACCGTTGTTCATAAAGTTGTGCACCGGGAAAGTCTTTTTGAAATAACATCGCTTCTACCATTGAGGCATTGAACAATAAGTCATAACAAAAGTCAGAAAAATAATTTGTGTCTGTTGCAGAAGTAAGAGTAGTAGGTCTACTAATATGCACAACCTGTCCATTATGTGTGGAAGCAGGTGTAGGTGCAATTAAAACTGTACTGTTGTTACGTGGTGCATAGTAACGTGGTTCTGCTGTAGAAGCAGATACAGGCCAGTAGTCATTGATATATTCATCAGTTCTTTGAAGAAGATTAATTTTTGTAGAGTCACTTACAATATTAATATTCTTTACAATACGTGTTCCTGTTGGTAGTGTAACAATATTATTACCAGAGCTTACAGCCACAGAAGTATACGCTACCAAACCATAGTCATCTAGGTCTTTGGTAAGTCTTTCTTCTGCACGATTGACCATGTTAGGTATGTAGTCTAA